TTCTTACCTCTTTTACATCTAGGTGATGTCTCTCGCCTTCAACCGTAACGTGTGTTAATGAGTCGCCATCGGTGTTCCCTAACAGCTCACCAACTACGTGTAAGTCAGCAGAAGGAGTAGAAGTTCCAATACCCAACTTTCCGCCTGTAAGATAAGAATCTTGGTATGAGCTGAGGTACAGCTTAACTGTTCCTCCAGACTTAGCAGACATCAACCCACCAGTACCGTTAGACTCTAGTTCACTATAGTTGTCTGTATCGTATTGACTGCGAACTACATTACCTCCGTTAGTGCGGATGTAGCTGTCGCTAATGATTTCTGCAGTGGCTCTAAGGTTTCCGTTTACATCTAATTTATAAGCAGGTGAAGTAGCTCCGATACCAACATTCCCCGTAGAATCAACACGCATACGTTCGTTGCCCTCTCCGTCTGATAAGACAATGGTGTTTGCTAAATCTGTTGCAAGTCCTGTAACGCTACCAATGATGACGTTATAGTCCCCGGTAGTAATACCACTAATATTCCTTCCGATAAATATGTTTCCAGAACCTGTGGTCAGACCGTTTCCTGCACCGTGACCTAAAGCCGTGTTGCTAGAGCCTGTAGTTAGCGCATACAAAGAGCCTTGACCGATAGCTGTGTTGTTATCAGCTTCAGTCATTACATATAGAGCGCCTGTACCTATAGCGGTATTTCTTTTTGAAGTCCCACCGATAAGTATACCAGCAACAGCACCTACGATTGTATTATACGCACCTGTAAGCTCTGTATAATACGGACCAGCGTAAGCTCCTAAGAAAGTATTCTGTGTTGCATTATCTCGCATCCCCGCAGCTGTACCTACAGACAGCGCATAAGAAGCGCTAGCAGAGTATCTTAACGTATCCTCACCAATCCCTACGTTAGCAGCGCCAGTAGATACGTTCAATGAGTTTTTACCAATAGCCAAGGAACCATCACCAGCATTTGCTGCCATAGAACCTTCACCAATAGCTATATTGTTTTTTTGTGTGGACAATCCAGAACCAATAGTATGTAACCCAACTCTAATGTTGTCTGCATCTACGTCTAACCAATAAATAGGATTCGCTCTATTAACACCTACATAACCGTTTTCATTCTGACGGATATATGGCGTGATAGGATATCCGCTAGGCTGTGGGTCTGTAACAGTTATTATTTCATCTGAGGCACGTACACGTGTCAAGATGTTTGCATCTGTTCCGTCATCGCTAAGGATGCCCGCAAAGAAGAAATGATTAGTAGACGCACCTACGCTTGGAGAAGCTTTTAATGCTAAGTACTTTACCCCGTCAACATCAATCTCCTCAATCTCCGTGAAGAACAAGTTATCTCCTACAATCTTAAACTCTGTAAGATCAAAGTTATTTAAAGAGTTAGAGTCAAAAGAGGTCTGTGCCGCAATCTCTATGTATCCAGTATTGTTTACTGTAGTATTATTACCTTTTGAAAAGTAAATTCTACCTGTAACACCTGTTACATCTTGGTGGTAGTTTTCTAGGCTATCACCTTCTTCCAAATCTTCTTCAGCTGGTATAGCTGTTGACTGCTGGGCAATGATTAAATATTCGTCATTTACACCGCCTGCTCCCATACTGAATGATGGAAGTTGCTTTATAATATAATCTCCACCTAAGAATGTTGAGTCTCCAGAAAATATAGTATCCCCCGTTACGTCTAAGGCAACTGTAGGGCTAGCATTATTGATACCCACGTTTGTTCCTGTGCTTGTGATAACGCTGTCTACAAACTGCTCATTAGTATCGTCCCACTTACTTACAGTATCGTCAGTAAGGTTTTCTGCATTTCTAATGGAGATTTCAATGTCTCCGAAATCAGGGTCGGTGTTATCAGCAGTAATTGTGATACCTTCACCTTCCTCACTACCAGTAGTACCCACTGTAACCCAGTTAGTGCCGTTCCAGTACTTTATCTCATCGTCTACGGTGTCGTAGTATATCTGACCTTCAACAGGGTTCTCAGGAGCTTCTGCTAGGTTTTGAATAGCAGCATTTTGTAGCTCGTTCTGTAGAAGATTTATATCGGTATAGAACTTTTTAGCCATCTGTAATATTAGTTAAAGTGAGCGGTTCCAGTTATTGCTACACTAAATGTTATTGTTACTGAGTTGTCAGACAAATGCTCAATATCAGCCTCTATCTCAAATCCATCGTCATCTATAATGGTGACCGCTGGCTTCTTAATTAAACTATGAGTTATATTCCATACCGAAGCAGCAGTGGTCTGGTTATGTACATAACTAAGATCACCACCTCCTTTTAATCCGGAAATGTCAATAGTATTTTTAACAGGTTGATTTACAACAGTTGATTTGTTGTACCCTGTCTGCTTTACCGATATGCTAGTAGTAGCACCGCTCTGTATTTCTATAGTATTACTCACTGACGTCTTCGTTTACTTTAAACACTCCATACATCCAAGTCACAATAGTTGAACCTTGAACGGACTGTAAATCGTAAACGTAGATGCCGCCATCTATAGTTGCCATAATAGACGCTGGAGAAGAAATCGTAAGCACGCCATTGGCATCACTTACAAAACCAAAGTCGTTATCAGCTTCATCATCAGAGTCACCACTAAGAGCGAATGTTGTTGAGGTGTCAGACTCACGAACTTGCATCACCCAGTCATAACCGGTAGATAAATCAATAACCACTCCGTCTTCATCTTTAAATGTAAGCTCTAAGGTAAATGTATCGCCCTTTCTACAGGTTATATCTACTCTTGATGCTATGTCTAAGTTTACGCTGGTTGCCATATTACAAAGGTACTAATTTACTGGTTATCAAGAAGTTGACTTAAACCCGTATCACTATCATCAGTAAGCTCACCACGCTTGCCTTGGCGTTGAGAGATCATCTTAGATTGCTGGGCTGCTTGCTTCTCTGTTCTCTTGTCTTTTCTGTCCTCTTTTTTCATTTCAAGAGACTCTTTGAAATTCATATCCTGCGAGCGCTGATCCTGACCGGTCATCCCCTTTATAGATTCTAATTGAGACTTAAGTTGATATTCTAATTGTAACAACTGAGCCTTAGCTTGAGCGTCAGCTTGAATCTCAGCGATTTTACTTTGAGACTGCATTTGAATCTCTTGCATCTTGCCTTGCGAACTTGCCTGAGCTGTTGCTTGATTCATCTGAGCCTGCATCTGAGAGTTTTGCTGGGCAATCTCTTGTTGCTGACGCATACGTTTTTTGCGTCTAATAATTAGCAGTCTTTCGGCTTGATCAACATCTTTTAGTTGTCTTACAGCCATTGCATCTTCAAGATCTATTTCTTTTTGAGATAATGCAATTTGAATGTTTTGCTCTAGATATGACTTTTCTGTGTCATCCATTTCTGTCTGAACCTTGACTCCGAAATTATACATCGGCAAGTCTCCAAACGAAGAAAGAACATCCATATTATTCTTGCCTATAGCCTTAGCATACACTTGGTACAGTACGGATTCGGTAGGTAATATCTGTAGACATTTTACTATGTCTTCACATACTTTTGAGTATAGGTATATAGAAGCGTTTGTAATATCGTAGATTGCATTATTACCAGCAGCCATAGCTTGCTGACGAACGCCTACCAACTGCTCTCCTTTTGGAGAAGTCCCATCCATTACTTCATTAATACCTGTCGTGTCACGAATGAGACGAAGATTATGATTGTAAATGCTAATAAGCTCGTTGATGTTTCTAATACTATTATCTAAACTCCTGATTGGAGGATTTTGGAATCCACCTTCTGGGTTTTTACTGCGATAATAAAAAACACCGGTTTGCTCATAAATATCTTGGATGTCTAATGGCTGTAGCTCTCCGCCTTTACCTAGCTGTACGTTTTCCAAACCTTCAATATCTACAATTAGACCATCTGGTTTAGCTTTAGCAATAGACTGCTGAAGTTTCAAATGAGACAATTGCAACTGGTCAGCAAAACCTATTACAGATCCTACAAGAGACTTAGGCATCATTCTGCGCAGGTTTGTGGAAACCACAGAGTATGACAGTCTAGCTTTTGTTAAATCGTGAATGTTTTTAGGTACATTCTTTTTAAGACCGTAGTCATACATATAATCACAACCAACTATATAATTACCTCCGTAAACAGTGGCAACGTTCATTGATGATGGCTCTCTATCAAAAACTGACTCCTTTGGCGGAGTATACTCAAATCCTTTATAGTAGAAGTTGCTGTTACCAAATCTAGAACCCTTCTCCTCAAACATCATATCGTCTACAGAGAGGAACTCAAAACTCATAACTTCAACAATAAACTCATCGTACCCATATGTTGTACGATCTAAAGTCTCGTCATAGTATTTGTAAGAAAGCTTATCAGCTCTATTTTGATATTTGTTCTTTACTTTTTGAGCTATTTTTTCATATTGCTCTTCTGTAAACTCATCACGAGCAATACGCTTAAGCTCAGAGATGCTAATCTTTTTGACGTGTCCTGCGTATATGAGGTCGCTAAACGTAGGGTCTTCGGTGTAGCTATGGAAGAAGAATGCCGGGTCGATGTACTCTTCTGTGATTCCATAGTTAGGATCGTTATTTCTTTTTACAACACCAATACCACAAGTAACTAAATCGTTTACTGCTCTGCGGTATACACGCTGGTCAAAGTCATTCCACTCTAGGGTTAAGTTTGTGCCAATCTGTGCAGCAATCTCAGCAGCTGTCTTAATATTGGCATCCATAAAGATCTCAGCTTCTTCAGGTGTTTCCGGTATGTCTTCCTCTGAAATACCTGTATTTACACCTGCTTGATTCATCTCCTGAATCATCTGCTTGTTCTTTACCTCGAACATCTTTTCTGCTCTTTTCTTATCTTTCTCAGATTGAGACAGAGGATCGATAGCAGCAACATTTGGATACGGTTTTTTTGATAGAATGTTATTTACAACAATCTTTACAAACTTAGGAATGATCGGAACTGGTGACCAGTCAAGGTTTAAGAGTGTACCGTCACCGCTGTTAGGATCTAAAGAGTTTAAGATTTGCTTATAGATAGAAGTATCTTGCGTACCATTAGCGTAGTCACGATTCGTCTCAAAGTCCTTAAGTCTGCGTCTGAACAAACTTCGCTCATCATCAGAATGACCCCATTGCTTTTCTATAGCTTTGGCGTATTTTAGACCGTAAGGCTTGGAGGTTTTTTGACCGTGTATGGCAAAGGGGTCTGGAAAATTACCATACTTTCCGTTTTCATTGTCTTTATTGTACATATAGCGTTTCGCAAAATACTTCCTTGCAAATATACTAAATTAAAACACTGCCTCTCAACGCCTTATCTCCTTCGTGTATCGTCTAAAAAACTTCTTGTCATCAAAATTAGACTGCTTCTTTTCTTTCTTAACTCTTTGAGCTGCTAGTAAAGCTAAACCAGAGCTAATTGTAAGGTCAAACTTGGTACGGTTGTCTATCTTGTATCCAATCCAATCTTCTAGAGTTCTGTCAAAGTACATCTTACCCATCTCGCCTGTCTCATCGTTAACTCCTACGTGTTCTTCTATGTAAGCTTCTATAGCGTGAGCGTGAGCCTGTATTACGTCTTGAGAGTTAGAGGGGATACCACGTGTCTTTGTGTTTATAGATCCAGGAGTTTTTAGATGCTCTGGTCGCTTCATAACATACTCCTCGTAACCCCTTGATTCAAAGTATCTTACGATGCCGTACTTGTTGTTTTCAATTAAGAGTGGATATCCGTAAAACACAGAAGCCATAAGTACATCTTCGTAGAAGATTCTAGCCAGAGGTGGTCGAGAAGCATATTCAGCCACAAACATATTTGGTGGCGCAGCCATACTAAACTTATTGTATAAATGACAAGCACCCTTAGATCCTCTATTGTCTGTAGTAGAATCCAAATCATAACTATCGACTCCACCAACACCTATATGATCATTACCCGGATGCTTCTTGTTGTACTTAATTACGTACTTATTTCTAAGTTCATTTGGTGGCATCCAAGACACTCTCCACCTGCCTTGTGGATTAGGACTGAACATAACTTCTTTATCAGTTACTCCATCCTTCCACTGAAAGTTTCCACGAACTACAGGATTAGGATAAAGCTCTTGATTATGCTCTACCTGCTCATATATTTTACCAATGTTAAATGTAGAACCTTCAATAGAATCACGCATCGCTTCATCTACAGTAAACGGAAACTGACGTATGAATTCATTAAGCTCACGAGCATCGTGCTTTAGAGCATCTCGCTCGTTCTTTAAATACGTCTTAGCACCTATATCTACATAATCCCCATCAATCGTTTGTACAGGATGTTCAGGGTCTTCAATAATAGGGTTTCCGTGCTTGTCGAAGAATCCTTCAAGCGCTTCATAGGCGGGTATAAATAATCTATAAAGACCAGTTTTTGTTCTTCCATTTGCGTTTCTATCTTCTGGATCTGAATCTCTCCAAAGTTCTTTGTATTGATTCCCTCCCTTATCCATAGGGTTTACAGTAGATCCTACTAAAGCCTTGCCTATGATTCTTCTACCAACAATGAGACAGGTTTTTTCAATCCTCCAGGCTTCTCGTATATCTGTAGGACGCTCCCACTTACCGGCTTCATCTAAATACATAAGATGAAGTTTCTCACCATCATATGCGTTATTAGTGG